GACGAAAGGACTGAGCAAGGAAGACTTCCTTGACGGCCTGCGTGGCGATTCTCTGGACGCTGCAACCAAGGCCCTTGAGCAGGAGCTTGTCGATTTTTTCCCCCAGCGCCTCCGCAAGATGATCGCGCTTCTCGCGTCCAAGATGGACGAGGTTCAAAACGAGATGCTCGGCAGAGCGGAGGCGGGTTTGGAGAAGGCGACGATCGAGAGCCTGGCAGGAGCGTCTGGGACGCCATCTGGGAAGCCGCCGGAATCCTCGGAGTCTACCCAGGAGAGTGGACTTGCAGACAACTCTTCGCCGCTCGCGACAGCCGCCTAGAGCATCAATGGTGGCACACCGCCAACATCCTTGCACAACAGGCCAACATCAACAGAGACAAGGGTACGCCGAAGTCTGACCCGCGAAAACTGAATCCCTACGCAAAGAAGGAAAAGCCACGACAGGCCACGCCGCAGGACATTGAGCGGCTGTTCGGCAAGGACTGGCAGAAACACGTATGAGCGCAGGAGCAGTCAGAGCCGGTGGCGTATTTGTCGAGATCGGTGCCGATCCGAGGAAGTTTTTCTCGGCACTGAACAGGGTCAATAAGTCTCTCGGCAATATGGGCCGCTCGCTCTCCTCGGGTGGAGGCCGGCTCGCAGCTGCTGGCATTGGCATGGCGGCACCGATTGCCGCTGCCGTTCAGCAGGGTGCAGCGTTTGAGTCCACGCTGCTCAACATCAAGGCGAGCACTGGTGCCACTGCTGGAACGCTTGACCAGATCAGAGCGTCTGCAATGCAGATGAGCCAGGCCCTTGGCGTCGGGCCGACTGAGGCTGCACAGGGAATGCTCGAGCTGCTCAAGGCAGGCGTTCCGCTGGAGACTGTTCTCAATGGCGCCGGAACTGCTGCTCTACAATTTGCAAAGGTTGCAGGGCTGGACGGAGCCACTGCAGCCACGGTGATGAGCAAGGCGATGAACGCGTTCGGCGTTGATTCTGTCGTTGCTGCAAACTCAATGAGTTCTGCTGCTGATGCTTCGGCAACGAGCATTGAAGAGATGGCGCAGGCGTTCTCTCAAGCCAGTGCCGTTGCCGCCACTTCAAACATGTCGATTGACGATTTGTCTGCATCGTTGGCGGTGCTTGCCAATAAGGGCATCGTCGGAAGTGACGCAGGCACAAGCGTCAAAACGATGATGCAGAAACTGAAGGTTCCGACAGACGAAGCCGTTGGTGCGCTTGCAAAAATCGGACTGACGTTTGACAGTTTTCGTGGCGCCGACAAGCAGCTTCTTGATACTGCTGGTGTGATCGGAGTGCTTGAAAAGGCGCTCAAAGGCGTTGACGCACAAACTAAGGATGCAGTGCTTGGCAAAGTGTTTGGGTCAGATGCCATCCGTGCCGTAACAATCTTCACGCAAGTAGGCGTTGACGGGTTCAACAGCATGAAGGATGCAATGTCATCCGCTCTGCCTGTCGGCGAGAAATACAAGCTCCTAATGAGCGGCTTGGCTGGCTCGGCAGGCAGCGTGATTGCAGCTTTGCAGCGGATGGCTATCACAGTCTCTGACGCTGTGTCGCCTGCTCTTGCCAGTGTGGTGCCTTTCATCACCGGATTCATTGACGGACTGACTGACTTTGCCAACAAGAACAAAGAGGCTGTTGCTGGTTTTGCAAAGTTTGCCGTTGCTGCCGTCGCGGTTGGCAGTGCAATGGTCGGGCTAGGTGTCTCGCTCCAGGTGACATCGTTTGGCTTTGCAGGAATCGGTAAGGCGGCGATGTTCGCCCTGTCGCCATTGACGATGCTGCTCGGAACGGTCACAGGCGTTGGCAAGAGTTTCACGTTGGCATTGCCGGCGACGATGGCTCTAGGGAAATCTGTTGCTGCTTCAATGCTAGCGGCATCTACGTCTGTCGCATCGTTTGCATCTACTGCTGCCTCTGCGTTGGCCGGATTTGCGGCAACGGGCGTTAGCGCAATGGCTGGCTTTGCCGCTTCATCAGCAACTGCACTGGCAGGATTCGCTACGTCGGGAGTTGCTGGTTTTGTTCGGATCAGCAGCGCGGCATCAAGTGCGGCTGCAGCAATGTTTCCAGTGTTCTTCACGGGATTCAATCGCGGCATCGCAGCCGGTGCCGGATTCTTTTCTGCGACACTTCGAGGTCTCAACGGCGTCGTGATGGCGTCAAGCGCTTTGCGTGGTGCGTTGTTTGCCGTGTCTGGCTCCGGCATGGCTCGTTTTGTTGGCGACATCGTTGGCGGATTGACGCTCACGTATAAGTCGTTCGTCTGGTGGGCTACTGGTGCGTCCGCCAGGCTGGCTCAGTACGCTGTCAATGTCTACATGGCTGCGGCAGCAACAGTCGCAAATGCTGCCCGGATGGGTGCGTCGTGGGTAGCCTCCGCGTTGCCAGGACTTGCGGCATTCGCAACGGCAGCAGCAGGTTTGCTTACGAAATATGTGGGCTCAACTGTTATGGCTGCAGTTGCCAGCGTCACAAACGCTGTCAGGTCTGGTGCTGCATGGGTAGCTTCGGCGCTGCCAGGCGTGTTGGCATTTGTAGGTGGGGCCGTGGCTGGAATTGCGTCGTACCTCGGCGCGGCTGCGATGGCTGTGGCAGGTTCTGTTGCGTCTGCAGCAGCGGTAGCAGCTGCGTGGCTGGCGCCGCTGGCCCCATTTGCCTTGCTGGCTGCTGCTGCTGTTGGTGTTGGTGCGGCAGTTAAACAATTAGCCCCACAGATTTCAGGTGCTTTCTCAAGCGTCTCGGGATACGTCTCAGAGGCCGGAGGTGCTATCTCTGGCGGCTTCTCTACTGCCGTCTCTGACGGCGTCGTCGTCCTCGGCGACTTGGGGAAGACTGCCACGACCACATTCAACGGCGTCTACGAGGCCGTCGCGGCTGGCGATCTTGGCACTGCGATGGACGTGCTGTGGGCCGGGCTTGTCGCTGGCTGGCTTCGTGGCGTTGAGGCTCTGATGAGCTACGTGGACCCGTGGACTGCCGCCTTCCAAGACGTATTTACGGACATCGGCACCGGCATCTACATCGCATGGGACAGCATCTACACCGACTCGGCCGCCGTCCTCAACACAATGGGTGCGTGGATTCTCGGATTCTTTGACAACATCGCCAACGGGGTGATGGCGACGTTTGACAATTTGGTGGCTGCCATCCAGATCGCATGGACTCGCGTGCAGGGATTCATCACGGGAGCCAAGGACACTGAAGAGCGAGTGCAGGCGATCAAGGACGAGAATGCCGCACGGGCCGAGCAGCGGATGCAGGAGAGGCCAGGCGTCAATGCTCGAGCGGACAAGGCGGCTGCCGAGAACGCCAAGCCCGAGGCTGCAAGGATGGACAGAAAGCAGGCCGCCCTAGACGACGCACAGGCGACAAAGGAGGGCAGGCAGGCCACTAACAATCAGAGAGCAGCCGACAGGCGAGCAGCAACCGCTGCGGCCGAAGGCAACCTTGCAAGCGTGACGACCAACGCAAGCGAAGGACGGAAGGATGCAGCAACAGCGGCCGAGCTCCTCAAGTCCCTTGAGACTGCGTCCTCGCTGGACCAGATCACGAACATCGGCGCTAGCATTGACGCTCTGATGCAGAGGGGCAACGTCAGCGGAGAGATGGAATCAAAGCTCCTTGACGCCTACTACGCTGCGTTCTCTCGCGTGAACATTGATTCTGCGTCTGCGTCGCAGAAGGCTGCGGAGGGCGGTGCGAAAGGTGCTGGTTCTGACTCTGCTACCAGCAAGGCCGAGGTGGCCGGCACGTTCTCAGCAAACGTCAACGGCATGGGGTTCGGTTCTTCGCTTGCCGAGCGGCAGCTCAAGACGCTTGAAAGCATTGAAAAGAACACCAGAGGAAGTGGCGAAGAAGGAAAGGTGGCAGCCTAATGGCACTGACGTGGATTGAGGACGGCGACTCTCGCCAGGCCACGATTGTCCGAAAGGGCAAGAAGGCGACGAGCTCCTACACGCGGTCGTTCAAGGTATTCGGCACGACTGACGACGTTGAGCTTCATACAGCCGCAAGCCAAAAGATCATCGACGACGGCTACTGGCAGTACCCTGGTCTGCCTTCAATGCAGCTGCGTGCCGAGCAATACAGCGTCTCGTTCCTTGGCGACAACGCTTGGCAGGTCACGATCCAGTACGAGAAGAACGGCGCAGATGATGGCAATGATCCTCTGAAGCGGTCTCGTTCGTTTGACACGTCTGGCGGTACGCAGCACATCACGCAGGCGTATGGTGAGCTCAAGTACGGCACTGGCCCGGCACAGCAGGGTGCCATAGGCGTGGACTCTAACGGCGTCAACGGAGTTGACATTGTCGTGCCTGCCCTGCAGTGGCAGGAGACGTACGACGTGCCAAACGCATACATCACAAGCGGCTGGATTCGCGGCGTTGCTGGAGTCACTGGCACAACCAACCTCTCGGCGTTTCGTGGCTTTCAGCGTGGCGAGGTGCTGTTCGTTGGCTGCACTGGATCGCAGGAGTGGGACGACGAAAAAGGAAAAGGCCCGTGGAGCCTTGCTTTCCGTTTTGTAGCTTCGCAGAACCAGACAGGGCTATCTGTCGGGAGTATTGGCGGAATCACAAAAGGAGGCCACCAGTACCTCTGGGTGCGGTACGAGGACGCAGTGGATGGCAATGACCTGCTGAAGCGGCCAAAGACTGTCTACGTCAATCAGGTTTACCGTGAGACGGATTTCTCGGTGCTCGGCATAGGAACCTCGTAATGGCACGCCCAGACGGACGCATTGAGCCAGGCCAGCCCCTGCGCGGTGCGATCTCTGCTCGAGCATGGAACCGTGCGCAGGATGCTGCGGATCTGGTGCTCGGTGCATCCGCTGGAACGTCAGGCGTTCCGGGGTCAACAGTCCTCAAGCCGTATACGTGGGCCTATTGCTCATCGTCAGTCAAAGTGGATCGCTGGGGAATCGTTGCAATCAATGGTGTTGCCATGAGCTTGGACAGCACAGCGTTCCAAGACACTCCAGTACTTGCTGGAGGGATGCCGACAGAGGAGACAACCTCCTGGGGCGTGGCTGTTGAGCCGATTGCTGCTGGGGCGATTGGCAGGGTAGCTGTTAGCGGCGTCGTGCAGTGCAGATTTGAGAATCGCTCAGAGTTTCACTCATACGTGAAATGCAAAGCCTCAAACACTGAATTGATGTCAGCTTACAGCGGAGAAGGATTTCCACTGATCAAATCAGGAAGTTGGGCTATTGTCCGTATTGGCCATTCATTTGAGCGTACAACTGTGCTTGCTACGTTTGTGGCTCCGTGGCCTAAAGGATCTTATAAAATAGTTTCGTCTGGCGACAAGACTTTTAATGTCAATAACCCGTTTACGGAAATCAAAGGCACTGGCACTAAGAAATGTGCAATCTCATATCTCAACTACTACGAGAGCAGCTATGAGTGGATTCTAACAGCAGCCGAAACCGAGGCGATTGTTGAGCAAGAAGTGATAACCGGCGTAACGCTTGGATCATCTGGCCTAGTATTCACGAAGGAGACGCTCACTGTCTTTAACAAGAAGACACCGCCGCCGACAGATGTCACAATTTCCACCACTACATGTCCATAATGCCACTCGTCACAAAAAATGGCTCGCTGATCAATAAGAGCGGCAGCTTGGCAGAGGATTGCAGCTGCTGTGTGACTGTCACTACATTGTGCCAATTGGGAAAAAGCATTGCTGTCTCAACTTCTGGCACTGCTTCTGGTTTGTGGTCTATCTCTTTATTCACTTTTCCGTGTCCCGATAATTCATATTCAGTAAGTGCATCAGGTAGTGGAGGCTTATATTTTAGCTACTCGTCGGGCACACCAATTAATTCCAGAAGCATATGCAGCTACAATGGCATGAGTGATAGGTGTGGGTTTGTTGGATCTTACGAATTAGGATCAGCGCAATTGATGGAAATTGTGCTGATGTTTTTTTCAGTTGGAACAAGCGTTAGGTGTGCTGCAGTCGTGCAGGTAAGTGACAAATCGGCGCAAGCTGTTTCTGCATGTCGTAGTGCTGATCCAAAAGTGCCAATTTCGCAAGGAGGTACGGCAACTTACCAAGGATGTAGCGACGTTGTTGGCACTCTTTCTCCGTCTGGTGATGTGCTAGTTGATTTTTCAACTGTGGCTCCGCTCACTCTGAGCGGCGGAGGCAGTCTTCCGGCATCTAGCGGCAGCGTTATGCTGTCCTTTAATCCTCTCCCATGATTGTCTGCAATAAATCTTATCTAGCGTCTCGGTGCCGAGAGCGAGGCTACTCTCTTGCAGAGGTAATGCCGTGCGTCGTCGCGCAAGATGGCGACGACTGGACAATCGACACTGAGCATTATGCGTACCCGCGAGTCTCTCGCCTGCCAGAGAAACAGCAGACAGCGGCACCGCTGGGCCACGGGCCTGGCACTGAGCTATCAAAGCTGTTGAAGCGGTTTGGCATTGAGCCAACACCAACGTGTGCCTGCCGAGCCAAGGCGGCACAAATGGACGCGTGGGGATGCGATGAGTGCGAAAAGCCAGAACGAATTGCCGAGGTGGTTGCCGTCATGCGTGCGGAGGCCGAGGCACGCGGCCTGCCGTTCCTTGACGTTGCAGGCAGGCTGCTTGTGCGTCGTGCGATCAAGAACGCCAGGCGTAACGCTTGACATGCCTGCCAACCTATCGGCATGGGACGCCAGCGATCACAGCCGAAGCCCAAGACGCAGCCGCCTGCGGACCTGTCGCCGTTTGACAGCGACGAGGAAGATGACGACGTGGCCGGGGGCGGAATCCCAGACGATGACGGCTGGATTCACCTTCAGCAAAAGGAGCAGGCCGATGGCACGGAAACGCCACAGCGGAAGTCTCGTCGCCGCCGTGATTGAGTCTCTCCCTCGGAAGGTGCATGGCACTCCTCCGTGGCACGAGCGTGTCGCGCCAGAGCACCAGGCCGAGCTCGAGGAGCTCAGGGCCGCGTGGAAGTCCGGGCAGCTCAAGGTGCCTCGAAACACTGCCGCCCGGTTCATTGCTGCCCAGCTGCGCGAGCGTGGCATCGCAACAGTCGGAACTCAAGGAGTCAACGAATGGCTCGCAAAAGCCTGATCGCCGATGTTGCCGAGTCAATCGACAACTCGCAGCAGCTGGCCGCCGACGCAGAGCTCGCCAGGCTGCGTTCTGAGGTGGCCACGCTGAAGGGGCGGTACAAGTCCGCCCTGGCTCAGATCGACCGGGAGAGG